GACGAGTCTCCCGGCCCGTAGACGAGCGACGCGGCGCCATTGATCAGCCCCGCGGCCGGCGTGAGCGTAAGGTTGCCGGTGCCCCCGTTACGTACGTATACGAACCAATCGGAACCGACAGTCGCAGGATTCGGAAGTGACCATGCTCCGACGCCGCCCGTGAAGACGAACGCTTCGGCTCGATCGGCGTTCAAGATCGCAAGCGGCGTCGTGGCTGTGACGGTCGGCGCGATCTTGACGTTCAACGTAGTCGTGATCGCCTTCAAACCGGCGCCTGCGAGCGCGGCCGCAACAGCAGACGAGGCGCCCGCGCCGAACTCGAACGTGCGCCACGTGCCAGCTTGCGTCGTGTTGCTTTGCAAGTAGAACTGCCAGATCTCGCCCGACGCCACCGAGCCGATGTTGTTGCCGGCGTTGTCCAAGATCGAAACGGTCTGTGCGCCGACGTTGTTGATCAGTGTCGATTGTCCGTTGCTCGCGTTGCGAGCGTCGGGCATCGTAATCGAGAGCCCCGCCGTCGCCGTGACTTCGATGATGTCGGCGAACACGTCCGCGTCCGGAAGTGCTTGCTCTACCGGCCATTGGAGCTCCACGCTCGCGGCGATGTCGAGGATCAGTAGCGTGAGCTTCGCGGGGAAGATGTTCTGCCCGCCGAATACGTCGCTATAACTGCCAGTCACGCTTAGGTCTCCTTGCGCGCGTCGGTGTTGTCGGTCTGCCCTTGCAAATCCTGAGCTCCAAGCGACTTGAGTTGATCGCCGTACATCGTGACCCACCGCTGAAACTCAGCGTCGTCCTTCAAGAACGGAGCCGCTTGAATCAGCGTGCCGTAGAGCAGCACTTGCGGCGCGTAGTCGGTCCAGAAGTTTTGCTGGTTCTCGTCGCTGAGCAGCGGCAAGAGTTGCCAGTACAAGACCTCGAACGGATAGCTCGCGACCGGCGTCGGTACGATGATCCAATGTTGGTAGTCGTAGTCACCGTAGAAGAGCGGCACGTCACGCTCGTCACGGTTCGGCCAGTACATATTGCAGTATTCGTACGACCGCGGATAAAGCGGCGTTCGATTCTGAAGCGGAGGAGTTCCGACGCCGAAGTTGAATGAGCACGTCTCGCGCCACCGATCAGGCTTCGCGTAGACGGCCGTGCCGGCGACCATCGTGGACGTGACGACGTTCTTGTTCCCCAAGATCTTGAGCTTGGTCGCGAGATCCCGTTCGGTGAGGTTGATCAAGCTCGGGAGCTGGTTGTAGACCTCCGAATCCTCTACGGTGCCGCGCTCGAGGTAACGGCGCATGTCCGTGAGGAGGGAGTCGAACGTCATTGCGGTAGCAGGCACGACGAGCTCCTAGAATTGCGGCGGCTTCAGCGTCGTCGAACGGGCGCCCATCGGGTTCAGATCCGACAACGAATTCGCTGCGAATCCGATCAGCGTCGCCGACACGAAGTTGAGCGTGCCACTGTTGACGAGCGAGAAGAATGCAATTGTGTTCATGAAGAGCGTGGTTACGATCTCTTGGATGTGAGAGAGGTACGTCGCGATCGTCGTCTGCGAACCTTCCATCTTCGCCACGCCCCATTGCTTGAGCCCCGACACGATCGAGCCAAGCACCATGAACACGTAGAGCACGATCGGGTTGTCTAGCCAGACCTTCATCTGCTCATCGGTCGGCTGTGCCATAACGGGGATGGCAAGCACGAGCATGTAGAGCGCCAAGCACACCAACAACACTGGAATCAAAACTATTCGCCTCTGCATGACAATCCCTCCTTTACTTCTGATTCAGTGCCGCGAGCACTTTCTCCGCAGTAACGAGCTTGCGCTCAGCCGTGTCGAGGTCGAGTTGGTCGCGCTCGAGCCAGCACATCGGCCGTGGTTGGCAGTTGTCGCGCTTGTAGCGCAACGCGGAGATACTCGTGACCAAACTATCCACGGTGCTCTCGGTGGAGATCTTCAGCGCGTCGTTGATGGGCGTGAGCTTCGCTTCCATCTTCTTGTCGATCTCGCCAGCCAATGCACGCTCGGCGAGGGGCGCAGCCATGGCCCACACCGCAAGCAACGAACCCACGATAGAAGCAAGCGTCGAAAGCGACACCGTGATTCCTTGCTCCTTTGTCAATCGAATCCCCATTAGGCTGTGGCCTCTAAAGACTTACTTTCGTGACCATAGCGGAGAAGGTAAAATCATTCTCTTCAGTGGTAAACGCAAAATCCATATCGAGGGTATCGACACCTCCTACATCGATCGGAGTGTTAAAGGTGTTGAACGCGAACACACCGGGGCCGTCGTACTCCCACTCGGTGAACCACTGGATGTTCACCGGATTGAGACTGACCACCCAAAACGTGTGCTTCTGAACCCACTGTTGCGAGTTAGTGCCGGGAACCGCCTCGTTGTCGAGATCGATCTCATTCCCGTTCCCAAGCAAGATCGCGGTATCGATCGTACCGGCTGAACCGGTCCCCATAATCTCGATGTGAATGATGTCCCCTACCCCGACTGGTAGTGCGTCGAGAAGACTAAAGGGCGATACCGTCTGACCAACAAGCGAGGTCACCAACGGCGTAGCTCCTCCGCCCCCGGCCGGAGCCCACGACATGTCCGCGCGCAAGAAGTTCGTGGTGCCCCCGCCCGACGCCGGCACGGCGCCTGCAAGGATCGACGTAGCGAGATTGATCAGCGCCGTGAGCTGCGTCTGCGTTAGATCTTGCGGAACTCCGGTGCCAGCGCCGGCCGCCCGCCCCTTCACTGTCGCTTGCGCCATGTTCGCGAGGCTTGCGTTCGCGACTGGCACGATCGCGGCAATTGCGGCGGCCGTAGCTGCGGGAACAGCGGCCGCGGTCGCTGCGGCCACGGCCGCGGGCACGATCACGCCCGATGCCAACGTTACGAAGGCGCCGGTCGTACTCTTCTTGACGGCTCCGGAGACGCCTTGTGCGATCGGGACGAGCTCGTCGCCGGTCAGAGTAGCGGCCGCAGGGAGCGCAGCGAGCGGGATACCTACTACCGTAGCCACTCTAAACTCCTATCACAGTGAGGCCGACGCCTGGTTCGACCTCGAGATACGTGAGCGTACTCGTGCCAATCAAGAAGAGCACTGCGGTATTGGGTGCCACGGTATCGAGTGGTGTGTCGGGACGAACGAACGGAAGCGTGATGTCTTCCGTCTGCCGCGCCGGCAAGCGATACGGATCGAGCACGTCGAGATCTGCTTCGCACACCATCAAACCAGGCGAGTTCGGGTCTGGCATGAGATCAGCAAGCGGGAATTTCTGCGAGCAGCGCGCGCAGATGCCGATGCCGAAGGTTGGCTGGCCGGTGGGGTCGATGAAGATCGGCATATTCTTATAATTGAAATTATTTTGTGTACATGCTGATTCTAGGCATGAGCGTAGTGCGCGAGCCATCGGACTGTCCGTCCCATGCTTTGAGCCACTCGCGCTCGCCAATACCATCGAGCGTCGCGGCAAGAGTCGGATCGACCTCCTCGTCCGTAATCGCGAGGTCTCCGGCGAGCCGTGCGACCATTGCCATGTACCACGACTGCGGGATCTCGAGCTCTTGAGAGAGTGATCCCACGTCTTGCACGTAACGGTGCACATAGCAAACGAGTTGCCAGAACGTATACGCCCCCCCTGGCGCCGGCCACAGCCGCATGAACGGCTGCGGGATCTGTTTGTCGTACCAATACTGGACGGGTCGGCCGAGGAAAGATTTGTTCGGCAGATCCGAATATTGATCACGATTCAACGCCGCGCACGGGATCTCGCTCGGCATGTTCGCGATCACGAACTCCGTGACGTTCAAGATCGTGCCGTCAGTTGCTTGTAGGCGGAAGAACTCCCACGCCTGCATGCCTTCGATGTCCCACCACTGCCACTCACCATCGACAACGGAGAGCTCGGTCGCCGTGTAGAAGGTTTCCCACGTCGCGCCGTCGTCGGAGCCTTGGACTTCGAAGCTCCACGTGCCTGTAGAGTTCGGCATCAAACCGAAGTTCGTCGCTTGCGTGGCGGTCGCGAGCTCGAGGTCGATGTTGCCGTCCGGCAGCGTTTGAATGCACTCGGTATCGAGGTCGTTGTCGAAGGCGTTCTCGGCGTCACCTTCTGATGCAGAGGCCGTACCCGAGAGGCGTTGAAGCTGCCGAAGGTTGGCATTCAATAGATCCACGCTGCCGAGCGGCAACGGCACTGAGAACGTGCCCGCGTAGAGCGGCAAGATCTCCTTCTGCACGGCCCACAACGCAATGCCGTTGTTTGCCATCGCGGAGAGCCGCATGAAGAGAATATCGAACGCCGTCTGCACGCGCTCTGGCCCAATTGCTTGGGGGCGGATGCGACAACGACGATAGGCTTCTTCGACGACCTTCCTAGTCTTGAAGGTCGTCGTCGCAACCGTTCCTGATGTAGCCATGAACCCTCACACTTTTTCTACAAAAGCGGTGGGCTCACTCATACAGCGGGCCACGATAGGGGGGTGTACTTGAAACCGGACCCGAAACTACTTGCCCCGCATCTTAGCGCACATCGCACCGCCGTTCTTCGCTTTGACGGGGCCACCGATCGCATACGGATCACGATCCTTGGCGCCACGAGCAATGGCCCCTTTGACGAGGTCGGACTTCTGCCCGCCTGTATGCTTGGAGCGTATGATCGCGTCGATGGCTTCCTTCGGCGGAGTCTTGCTCCCGTAGG